CTTTTATTCTACCGGATGTTCCTTTTTTTGCTCCCACTATTCCAGTTTTTAATTCTGTTTGAATTAATTTTATATCTGGTGCAGGAGCGGTTGTTCCAGCGGAAGCACCCTCTGACCCCTTAAACACGATTCCTTTTTCTATAAACAATCCTAGTTGCCAAGCTTCTACAAATTTTTGTGTTTTAAACCACATGCTTCTACTATTAGTAATCGTTCCTGATAATCCTGAATATGTCACTTTATGGGATTCAAATTCTTGGGCTTTTGATAATAAACCTTTTATATATGCTACTTTGTTTTCTACAACTTCTTCAATGGCTTTCGGAACATATTCCCTATCTGTTCCTGCATATAGTTTTTCTAATGCGTTTTCACTACCTAAAATTTCTATTAATTTTTCCTTTTGTCTTTTTTCTAAATCTGCAATATATTCATTTAAAGAGTGATAACCAACTTGCCCCCCCATTCCGGGTGTTGAAACTGTGGGAGGTCCTAGTCTAACCTGTATAGGGGAATTTGCCATTTTTTACCTCCTCATAACCTACAAAAAGGTTATAAAATTATCCTTTTAAAAGGCTAAATCATCTTCTTGTCTCCGTATCCTTTTTTGTTCCATTTCTCTTTCATACTCGCAGTTTTTATTGGAACAAGCTATATATTCTTCTGAAACTAACACTTGAATTCCGTTTCTAATTTCGTTTATATCTCTTACTCTAATTTGTAATATATTTTTACATTCCGGACAACGTTCACTAAGGGAACGCCTTAATCTACCTATCATTTTTATACCTTCTTTATCCCCTCGCTATTTAGTTCATCTATTAAAGGTTGTTCTATAGCGCTTAAATCAGAAGGATTTCTCATGATATTAGCTTTTTCTAAATCATTAATAAGTCCTGTCCCAACATCTTGTAATTCTTTAATATCATCCGGAGAAATCTTATTTATTTGGTCGATAAATCCTTCGGCTTTTTCCAATATATCAGAAAGAACTTTTCCAAGAGAGTTATCTAACTTCTCTTGTTCTTTTATTTCATAAACAACCGATTCTAATCTTTCTTTGAAATCCCAATAATTAGTAATTTCCTTAGTTATTGCTTCCCAAAGTTTACCATCAACATATATATTATTGTCTACATCACTCATATCGATATTCGTGTTGAGTTGGATTATATAATACATCAACCTACATTCTGCTTCAAAAACATGATATTTTGTTTTTTCGATTACAATTTCTGTTAAATCGCCAAAAAAATCTTTAACATATTCGTTGATTAAGAGCACTTGCTCGGCAAAATCAATAAATGGGTTTATTTCTATAGTTACCCCATCATATTCAATTGTTTTATTCTCCGGAGTTTTTATCTCCAATTTAACTTTGTTATCCATTATTTCTCCATTTAGTTTTAGTTAAAAAATACACCGCCATTTTTAAATGACGGTGTATTTAATATTATTATGTTCCTTGTGCTAGCCAGTGGACTACGGTGAAGTTAGCAGAAAGACTTCCGCTAGTAGCGACCCAACTAAATCCACCACCAGCAACAGTACTACCTGACCAACTACTAAACCAAAGGTTTCCACCAACTGCGCTTGCTGTAGTTAATTGGTGCAATCTTGTTGGTGCACCTCCTAAAGAGCATACAACATAATCAACAGTTGTTAAACCTGATGCTACTACTGTATCAGCAGTGCTTGGTGTGAAAGAACCACCGACAACCTTTACACCCGAGCTACCAGAACTTGTTAGTAAACCATTTAATACTGTACCCAAGGATACATTCTGTGCTGCGACCATTGAGTTATCTAGGTCGTATATTTCTTTTGCAGTTAAAAAAGTCATATTCTAATCCTCCTTTATAATTCGCTTTTCGATACATTAATAATATCGCCAGCTTTTAAGTTTTTATTTTTATATTCTTTTGGGACAGCAATATGGGTTCCGTTACCCTTGTTGTCAACCACATAGAAACTACCTGCATCAACCCTACGAATTGTAAATTGAATTTTATCAGAAGCAGGTTTTGATTCCAAAACTTCTTTTATTTCTTCTATTACTTCTTCGCTCTCTTTTAAATCAAAAACGGGTTCAATAGAGAGTTCTATCTTTTCGTTTTCTTTCTTATCGATATCTTCTTCAATATTTTTTTTAAGCATTTGTTTTTCCTTTATCATAATGAAGAATAGATTTTATTCTACCCCTTTTTTATTATGCGGTAACAGTAACAGTTACAGTACCGTAAATGGCGGAAGCCGATGTAGCCGAAGCTGATATAATGGCTGTTCCAGCCCCAATACCTGTGACTATACCAGTATTTGCGCCAACGGTTGCTGCGCCCGGTGAACCGGAACTAAAAGAAATATATGAATTAGGAACCTTGAAAGATGCTCCTGTATATGGTACACCATAAACTACCAGTGTTTTTGTTTCCCCGACGCTTATACTAAAATTTCCACCTGCAATCGATAATGCCAAAAGATTATCATACCAGTTTGTATTATCGATAATTTCGGTGATTGTAGCATAGTATGAATCTACCATACATGCGTCTGCACCTGTAACCGTAGGGGTATAAGCAAGAGCCGTACCAGTAAGAGGAGTATTAGATACACCGTCTGATTTCATTGAAATCGTGAATGCACCGGATAATTGACCTCTTGGAATGATGATTTGCACCATACCTATTTTATTTGTAGTAACATCAGCAGAATTCAACTGAGTCTCCATAACCAGTTTTACAACTTGTGGAATCATGCTTGCTTTAATAGTAATGCTTTTTCCAGAACTTATGTTAGCATTATAGTAACGCACACACCAGTTTCCACTTGTTTCAGCCCCAGTAACCGAAAAACTTCCTACTGAACCACTGCTGAATGTAACTCTTTGAGTAACTCCCAAAGGAGAAGTCGCCCAACCATATAAAGTAGTACCTGTAAAAGCTAAAGGTACTCCGCTTACAGAACCAGAACTAGATGTAACCCCTACCGTTTCCTGTACATAGTAATTACCGAGTTCATAATCAGTACCTACGGTTGCACCTAACAATTCTAGATTCCATTGCGCTTCTGTTAAATTGAATTTCATTTCCGCAGTGTGATAGTAAGTATAAAGCAATTGATTACCACGTCCACCACGTACAGGTGCTGAACCTAGAGAAACTTCAATCGAACTATCTAACAATGTTTTTGCTACAAAAAGCAGATTATCATCGTTATCATAACCAAAAACCCTTTATACCCTCGGTTTCCCGATATTTATAGGGAGTAGAGTACATCATATTCTCATATTATTGAGAACCTTGGCGCTTCTGATAAATGAATTTCACATTTATCATACTTCCTTTCGGAATACTCGTTACACTTTGCTCTTATAAAGAACCTTAGCACGGTATTGTCCTCGTCTTCACGTTAGGAGTTTCACCGTTAGCAGGATTTTATTCCCACACCCCTCACTTGAGGGTTCACCAAGTTTTCATTTAGTTGTCACCAACCAAAGGGACTATCTTTAAGTTAATCCGCGACACTCGTCAAAAACTTTTTAATGCTCATAATTTAAACCTCCTATATAACCTTTTATAATTTTTCTTAATCTTTTTAAATCTTCTGCGTTATTATTTGACAATAAAGTTAAATAAATATTCTTGTTATCAGAAAAATTTAAATTTCTATTATCTTTGGAAAACCAAAGAGAACATATATCATATGCGATTGCTGCTTTTATATCAGTATCATATCTCCCTATAAAATAGCTATTTGTCATATATGTTATTTGGGAAATCCAAACATCATCTGTTTTTTCATAGGTTATCCCAAAATAAGTATATTTAATATTTCTTTTTCCAATAGACCTCCCTATTTTTGTTTTAGAAACCTTGTCTCTCGTTTCGTCAGAACAAGGAATATCTTTATTCCAAGGAGCATCTCCTTTTTTAAACTGGAATTTTTTAAGATGAGTAGTGTCTGTTGAGACCCCTTTATTCCAAGGGATTTGCCCTATATGGGATGCTGATAATTTTTTCTTAGTTTCATCTGATACTAAAAGACCACGTACTCCCTCTCCTCCATCTGTTCCATTTACTAGATTTTCTCTTCCATAATAAGAAATCCAATATTTTTCTTTTTCATTTCTTTCTTCATAATTAACTTTTTCTATAATATCGATTGAAGGATAAAGTCCCTCTAACAATAAACATCTTATCCAATTACATCTATAATTTTTTTGTCCCCTTCGAGCATCGCTCAAATGGTCAGATAATCTTCTTTTAAGAGACTTATGAGTTGAGCCTATATATTTTATAGAATTCGTTCTAGGGTCAATCAATTTATAGATTGAAACCTCATTGCTCATAATTTATTATATCCTCCGTTCTTTATTAGAATTTGTTTTATTTTTTAGCACTCTCGAATGATACTTTATCTTGCATCTCTTGCAAGTCCACAGTAACATCTCCGTATTTATTTTCATCGTCTAAACCTGTTAACCAGTGTTTAATAAACGATTTATCTTTAAACTCAACCATTCCCGACATTGATGAAGCCAGAAATATTTTGTAATGTATAAGTTTATCTGCACTTCTTATACTTTTTATGAATTTTCTTATTGTCATAGAATATATATAATCCAATGTATATCCCGTTGCAATAGAAAGAGCGATTATATAATCTTCAGTAGATGCAGGTACTTCACCAGATAATTTTCTTTTAAATTCTCTGGCTTTTTCCATTGAATCTCTAACTTCTTTGGATATATTTTCATCTATCAATTCTACTAAGTTTTGCTCTGCTATTATCTCTTTGATTTTATCAAAATCATCCGAGGTATATATTTCTCCTTTTATAGTAAAATAAGGTTTTCCTGTATCATCATATCTATATCTTTTTATGCTTTCTTCTATTTTCTCAAACGAATCATCTTCTTTCAGACACATGGCAAGCAATCTATCAAACCATATTAGATAAGGATAATCTATTGGATTTTCCTCAGTAGTTCTAAACATATACTCTAGATAAGTCATCGAAATTATTTTAGGGTCGGGAATACTGTTTTTGTCTATAGTTAAACATTGAGAATAAATATTAAAAAGCAGATAATCTTTTACTGTTATTGGATATATTTTTATATTTCTGTATACAAAAGGCAAATCATAAGTGGTATAATATGTAGTGTCCATTTTTTTATGCCGAGTAAGTCGAGAATATTATTTGTTTTCCTCCAAACGGTATTTGCCCCGCTTGAAACAATCTAGAACTTTGGTCAATCATTCTATCGATAGCCATTAATCCCAATATACCCACATTTACACCATTGAACAAGGCAAGAAGTTCTCCCGCAATTGTATCAATTCTGGTTGTATAGTTGGATAGATGATTTATTTTATAATGGGAAAATACTTCCATACTTACTTCTATAACTCCGAGGGTTCTATTCATACCTATTGCATAGTTTGGCATTATTCTAATTAAAGTACACTCGTCTACTAGAACGTCGGGTTGTTTCCCATCCATAAAAACATTGTATTTTGAACTATCTTGCTGTCCAGCATATATTAAAGCTGCTTTTTCTTCTTGGGTTAAATCTGGTTTATTCCAAGCATCCGAACTAGTGTATTTTAATAGTTTCCAAACGAGTTCATTGTTTTGCATAAGATAGGAAATACAATTATATGATAAGTGATTGAAGTTTTGAAAATCGTTGTAAGCAATTTCTCCAATATTTTGAGTTAATGTTGTCATATATTTCTCCTTATAGCATATCAAATTTTTCAATTGCTTGTGATAAAGTATCCATTTTTTTCTTCCTTATTTTCCATGCTTCTTTTTGAGAAGATGACATTCTTTCTCTTTGCTCCAAGGGTAATATTTTTCCTTTGTGAGATTTAGATAATCTTTTTTTTGTTTCTTCAGAAAAAACTTTCCCTTTATGGGCTTCTGATATTTTTTTCTTTGTCTTATCGGAAAGGTGTTTCCCTTTTCTCGGAGATAATTTTCCTTTATTGGAGATTCCTATCTTTTTTTTGGTTTCCTCGCTCATTGGTCTTTTTTTTCCTATATTATAACTAAGACCTTTGTTACTATTTGCACAATGTTCCCTAATATTATATAATTCTTTAGAATCATATTTGTCTACAAAATATTGTTCATATTTTGTTAATAAAAATGATTCACAGTATATTAATACCCCGAAAGAAAAATTATTTCCCCCATATTTTACGAAAGAGTTTTGTAAATGAGGATTGTGGTGTTTAGAATATTTTAGATTGGAGAAGTGAACGTGTTTCCTTTTTAGAAGAGAAATTGCTTGTCCAATATATCTTTTTCCTGTTAGTATATTTTCTATATAGTAGATTCCCGGCGCATTTAATATTAGTTTAGAGGATGTCATTATGCTTTCTCCTTATACAGCATCGAATTTCCATGCTCCACGTAGATATACATCAAACGTTTTCGGAGCTACAACAGAACCAGTTGTACATTGTACTGTTAGGTGAGATGTTAAGTCTTTTAGTATATTTGTAACTTTAAAGTGATTTCCGTCTGTTTGAACAAAAGTATAACTAGAAGAAGGAACATTGCTACCGCTACATGTAATAACAAATGAACCCGATGATGGAATACCGTTCTCATATAAGTAGACAGAATATGTTCTATTGCTTCCTTCCAGAATATAATTTGTATTTGGACTAATTAATATT